CCACCAACAGCAAGCTCAAGATCGCGACCGGTGCAAATGCCAACTCGACTTGGGTTGACGCTGCTGGCACCAACGCGGTGACGCCGAGCTAATGGAGCGGGCCTTCGGGCCCGCTCTCTAACAGGAGCACACCATGGCTACGAACCTCACGGATAACACGGTCAGTGCGACCTATGAGCAGCTCCTACACGTAGATGGGGGCCCTGATGCCTCTGAGAAGATCGTGTATGGCGGTGGCGGCGTACCTACCGCGCTCAAGGTCGGTACGGGGTCTGTAGCCGTCGACAACGTGCAGATCGACGGTAATACGATCCGGGCGACGAACACCGATGGTGGTTTGACAGTTACGGCTAATGGGTCGGGCGCAGTGTCTATCCCGAAGGTCGCAATCTCTAGCGGCACGGTGGAGGGCATCACCGATCTGGCCATCGCCGATGGGGGTACCGGGGCCTCGACGGCATCCGGTGCGCGCGTCAATCTTGGACTTGGCAGCATCGCTACTCAGGCCGCAGACAACGTCACGATTACCGGCGGATCGATCTCCGGGGTGTCTTTCAGCGGCACGTTTACCGGTATCACCTCAGTCACATCCGACGCGTTCCACACCTCCGCGGCTGCGGCCGGACTGACGCTGAGCAACAACGATCTTCTGGCCGACGGCACCGACACCGACATCAGCATCGATGTCACGCCCAAAGGGGCGGGCGCGGTGAACTTCGGCGGGAAGTTCGGGTACCCGACCGGCACCGGTGGTGCCGTAACACAGCTCACGAGCCGCACCACAGGTGTGACGCTCAACAAGCTGTCCGGGCAGATCACCCTCGTCGCCGGATCTCTCGCGGGCCACGAGGCTGATGAGTTCACCCTGACCAACAGTTTTATCGCGGCGACAGATGTGGTCCTCGTGAACATCAAGTCGGGTGCGGCGGCCGCCACACGGAAGTACTACACCATAGGGGTCACAAGCGTCAGCGCTGGGTCTTGTACAATCTCCATTGGGAATAATGACAACGGTGCAGTGCCTGCGACCGGCACCGACACGCTGGTCCTCAGCTTTGTTGTTATCAAAGGAGTCGCGAGCTGATGGCCAAAGACCCTCGCCTCGAACGCGCCGGAGTCAGCGGGTACAACAAGCCCAAGCGGACACCCAACCATCCGACCAAGAGTCATGTCGTTGTCGCCAAGCAGGGCGATCAGGTGAAGACCATCCGGTTCGGTGAGCAGGGCGCGAAGACAGCGGGCAAGCCCAAGGCCGGTGAGTCCGAGAAGATGAAGAAGAAGCGCGCCTCTTTCAAGGCCCGGCACGGTAAGAACATCGCCAAAGGCAAGATGTCGGCGGCATTTTGGGCAGACAAAGTTAAGTGGATGTACCCGTGGCAGTGAAGAAGGGTAGCCCCAAGCCGACGAACCCCTCGCTCTGGTCTCGCGTAAAGGCGGAGGCCAAGAAGAAGTTCGACGTATATCCAAGCGCTTATGCCAATGCGTGGGCGTCGAAGGAGTACAAGAAGCGCGGTGGCGGCTGGCGCGGCCCGGACAACCGGGTGAAGAGATGAGCAAGGGTGGGCTCGGCAAGTGGTTCGGGGAGAAGTGGGTCGATGTGAAGACCGGCAAACCCTGCGGCCGCTCCGGGTCCGAGAAGAAATCTCGCTCCTATCCGGCCTGTCGCCCCGCCGCGGCGGCCAAGAAGATGACCGCTGGCGAGAAGCGGTCGATGACGACCAAGAAGACGGGTCCGGCGCGCAAGTCGTGGCCAGTCACACCGTCTGGTAAACGGAGATCGAAATGACCAAGATGTACCTGCGCAACAAGAAGGACGGCTTCATCTACGGGTGGAACGAGATCCTTGCCCAGAACCCTCTTTGCGAGCCGGTGACCGAGGAGGAGGCGTACCCAGAGCGCTTCATCAAGCCGGAGCAGGTGGAGAAGGTCAAGAAGACCCGGGCGCGGCGCAAGACCAAAGCACTTGATCTGTCCACAGAGGACACCCAAGAAGAGCCTAACCGGGTCGCCCCGGAGATCGAGGCCGACGCATCGAGGGATCTGCTCGAATGACACCTGCTGACGTCATCGCCGAGGTTCGTCGCCTTATCAGCGACACGCGCACTCCGCAGCGTTATACCGACACCGTACTCTTGGGGTTTGTCAACCAAGCCCTGAAGCGTATGGCTATGGGTAGACCGGATCTGTTCTTGCAGCTTGGCGACGTCAGCACGACACCGAATACCACTGTCCAGACGATGCCTGCTGACTCTATCCGGCTCGTGGAGATCTTCTCTGTCACAGGGGGCAACACCATTACCGAGGTGGATCGTGAGGTGTTCGATCAGACGTACCCCGGCTGGCGTAGTGAGGCGGCCGGTACGCCGGTGAACTTCATGCGCCATGTGCGTAATCCGAACGTGTATTTCCTCTACCCCGCGCCGACTGCAGGTGTTATACTCACGGCAGAATACGCCAAGGTACCGACAGATTACGCGTTGGGCGATACGATCACGGCACCGATTGATGCGTACTTCCCCACGCTTGTAGACGGTACCGTGTACCTCGCTGAGTCCATCGATGACGAGCATGTGAACTCGGGGCGCGCGAAACTGTTCTTCGAGTCGTTCACTCAGGGTATGGGACTCTCACTGGGTTCTCGGGAGTTGACAGACAATGACGATGCCGGGCTGGATCCAAGGAGCATAAGCTAGTGGCGGACCGCACCTTCGCATCACTGGTTCCTCGGTTGAACCCGAGCGTACCCGGCTGTCCTCAGCAGACGATGATCCAGTACATCCGGGATGCGGCGATCCGCGTGTGTGAGCGCACGCTCATATGGCGCTATGTCCAGCCGACGTTTGCGCTACTACCCGGTGTCCATGAGTATGCCTACGACAAGCCAGCGAACACAGAAGTGCATGTGTTGTTCGACGCGCTGGTCAACGACCGCCCGCTCGACCGGCTTACGCTTGAACAGGCCTTGTACCAGTTCCCCGACTGGGCTGACCCGTACAGCGGGCAGGACCTTGCCACGCTCTGGGAAGAGATCCCGGAGAATAGCCTGAATACCGCCGAGTTCAACACGGAGGAGTTCAACTCCGGCTCGGCCTTCGTCCTACCTGACGGCGCCCTCGCGGAGGCATCTTCACCCCGCGCGGTCACGCAGCTGACTTCGGACAAGTACATCGTCCTGCCTGCCCCGGATGACGACAAGGTCTATAACATGCGCATGGTGTACGCGCTGAAGCCCACGCGGGCGGCCGACGGTATGGCAGAGCACATCTTCAACGAGCTCGAAGAAGCCATCCTGCATAGCGCGCTACAGTATCTGCTTGTCCTGCCGAAGGTTACTTGGTCGGACCGTGAGCTGGCAGCATACCATGCCAAACAGTTCATTCGCGAGATGACGGAGCGCCGGGCGCGTGCTAATCTCGGCAACATGCGGGGTACCATGCGTGCCACCGCCCCCAGATTTGCATGAGGGGACCATGGGGCTGAAGTTCTCGAACAACGCTACGACGACCTTGGCCGCTGCGGTGAGCAGCACCGCAACGTCTTTCTCTGTGGCCGCGGGGACCGGGGGACTGTTCCCCGAGCTCGGGGTCGGCGACTACTTCTACGCGACACTGCAGGATGTCAGCGGGAACATGGAGATCGTCAAGGTCACCGGCCGCACAGATGACGCGTTCACCGTGACACGGGCGCAGGAAGGTACGCTGGCGATCCCGTTCCTTGCCACCAGCCGGGTCGAGCTCCGCATGACTGCAGCTGCGCTCCAAGAGATCGTGGACGCATTGGCCCCGTGAGGATAGCATGACAGTTGTACTGAAGAATAACGTATCTAGCACGCTCGCCACGCCGATCTCCGCGTCCGATACGGGCATGGTCGTTGTCGACGGGGATCAGTTTCCGACGCTCGCAGGGGGGGAGTACTTCTACGCCACGCTTATGTCTCCCGCGGGTACGACCGAGATCGTCAAGGTGACTGCGAGAGTCGCGAACGCCATGACCATCGTCCGGGCGCAGGACGGTACGTCTGCGGCCAGCTTCACTTCTGGCGCCCTCGTAGAGATGCGCGTCACTGCGGCTTCCATGTTGGATGCTGCGAGCGAGTACTCCACTGCGGCCGCGATCTCCATCGCTGATGCCGGCGGGTACTACACCGGTACGAACGTCGAGGCTGCGCTGCAGGAGGCCGCACAGGCCGGCACGACGCAGATCACGGACGCCGCTGGGTACTACACCGGTACGAACGTCGAGGCTGCGCTGCAGGAGGCCGCACAGGCCGGCACGACGCAGATCACAGATGCCGGCGGATACTACACCGCGACGGACGTCGAGGGGGCGCTGCAGGAGGCGGGGCTCGCACAGAGCACGGCGTATACGTTCCGCACCATCAGTGTCGCCGGACAGGATGACGTGGTGGCCGATGCTGTCGCTGACACCCTGACGCTTGCCGCCGGCACGAACATCGCGATCACGACCACCGCGGGCACAGACACCATAACGGTAAACTGGGTACCGGACGGCGAGAAGGTGTTTGCGACACAGGCCGAGGCCCAAGCCTACGACGGGTTTACCAGCCCCGCGGCGGCGCCCGACACCATCTTCCTCGGCGGGTTCTTGAACGCGGGGGAGTTCGGGTACGCCAAGGCCTACCGCAAGGTGGCTGTTGCGCCGGGCCACGGGGGACAGGTTACGATTTCTACTTACGACGTCACTGGTAACACCGGTACTGTCTATTACGAGCCCGATACCTCTGGCTGGGTCACGCCGCGTATGTACGGATCCGGGAACAACGACACGAGTGCCTTTCTTGCTGGGGCCAGTGATGACGGTATGGACGGGGTCTTCGATGCCCTGACCTATGGCACACGCGTGGATCTCGGGCGGGACCAGACGTTTATCGGCGCAAAGACCTATACGATCCTCAATAGGGAGAGCCTACAGGTCCGCGGGGAACGGATCCAGTTCATCGCTTCGAGCGACCCGCTCGTCGGTCGTCTAATCGGAGACAAGGGTGCGTTCCTGTGGTTCCTGAACATCAATTTCTTGGACTGGGATGTCGACTGCGACATGTACTTGCGCCGGACTGGATCCGAGGCAGGGCGCTACTCGGGAGGTCTTATTACCCGGGCAAAGAGTGCCGCCAGCAGGATCATCATCAAGCGCACGCGTGTCCATGGGCCAAATTACAACTCTGCCGGCACATGGAGTAGTCTAGATGACCCTTACTCTTCCGCGGCCGTTTGGTGCTCTATCGGTATCGGGTGCCAAGGGTGGTTTAATATCAACGGTCTGGGCCCGTTCGAGTATGCGCTCCTCCATATCGAGGACTGCGCTGTCTACGACGTTGTTCGCGCCATAGACCCCAGCGCGGGCGATATTTTTACGTGGAGCACAGCCGACGCAAATGGCGTATATCCCGCCATGACAACAGGATTCTGGTTGGGCGAGGCCTTCCGGACGCGCCTGATCAATAGCAAGGTGGATGGCGTATTTCTCGGGAGTACTAACAACAACGCACCGGCGTCTGCTCGTGATGCAGACTGTGTCGTCTACAAGACGCGACTGGTGTCTGGCTACAGTGTTAGCAACAGTAACCCGGCGTATTACCCCGGCGAGTTTATCATGGAGGGCTGTGACATCCGTAATGGGCAAGGTCGCCTTGTGAAGACCCAAGCCGCAGGCCCCATGACCATCCGGAACAACTATTTCGCAATTGACAGGACAACATCTAGCGGCTTTTTCTGGCTTATCCAAGCTTATAGTGGGGCGTGGTACGGTATCGATTGTCAGGACGAGCCCGCCGTCATCGAGAAGAACCAGTTCTACTTCCGGGTGGAGATCGTCAATCAAGGCGGCACGCCCGCCGTTCCTATCGGTGCAAATCTTGTCGGCCTGCGCGCCGGTGCGGACGGCACGGGTCCGCTATCTCCCGCGCTCAACCCCGCGAACAACCCCATACGGACAAACTCCCGCCGGCTGTTCGGCGCATTCCGGGACAACTATGTCTTCTTGGAAGACGGGACGGCGAACACGGCACGTCCGCTATCCTCCATCGTGTATGTAAGCAACTCCGAGATGGTGGCGGTGGCTACTGCGGCTGCCTCTGATTTCAGGGACCTGACGCTGGAACTCAACCGGAATACTGTCGTCCATGGGCAGGGCTACAACAACGTCTACAACACCCCATCCACTAGCTGCGTGGCGAAGGCGTTCTACCTTCCCAACATCACAACGTTCAGCGGCACGAGCGCGACGTATCGGTTGTTTATTACCAACAACGATCTCGACACGGCCTACCTCGTAGACGCGGCCGGTAGCGGCGGGTCTTCGCACACCAACCAGTATCTCGTTGTGGTCAAGGACAACGTGACCCACTCGTCCAATTCCGCGTGGACGTTCGGTTCTGGCCCCACCACGGCGAATATCCTCAACGCGAGGCAAAATGCTTAGGCCCCGTACACAGGGCGCCCTGCGCCAGAGTCTCTTCACGTCGGTGTTTTCGCCCGTGTTCACGGCCGTGTTCGGCGGGGCTGGCGCGGCACCGACTCCCGTCGACGCCTACGCCATTGGCGGTGCCTCTCCTGCACTGGTGGCTGCTTTCCTGACGGCTGCCGATGGCACCACGGAAGGCGAGTATTTCCGCGCGTCGAGCAGCGACACCGACTTCTCGATGTTCACGTTCAGCACGTCCAACAACCGGACGATGTCCGGCAGCACGGGCCCGCTGGTATGGGCACCGCATAATATCGCCGTTTATTCTGACGATGCCTCTCAATGGATAGCGCTTGTTGGGGGAACAGGATCATCGCCTGTCGTGACGGCAAATTACGGCGAAGCACCTAACGGCGAGATGATAGCAGATCGTGTGCAATTCGACCGTGGTGCAATCGATACAGCTAGCAGCTATTCCTTGCTGTCTTTTGTGCGTGCTACGTATACCCACGCAGGCAAACAGGAAATTTGGGTTAAGTCAAACACCGGAAGCAACCAGACATTCCTTGTCTACAACACCGATGCAGTGGGCGCAGAGTATACCGCTACGACGGCGTGGCAAAAAGTTTCCATCGCCTGCACGGCATCATCGGACAGGATCGCAATCATAGGCACGCGCGGCGGCTCCGGTTCATACTTCAATGGCGGGGATCAGGCCCTAGACCTTCTCGTGGCGCATGTCGGTGGGTATTACACGAGCCTCGGCGGCATGGCAGACAACCCTGACCAGCCTGCGGGCCTTGAGAAATACGTCCCGACCACCAGCGCAGCGGTCTACCTTTCCCGCCGCAATGCCTACTACTACAACGGAGCGGCATGGGCCAAGGGCGGGCTACAACTAGAGAGTGCTGCGGCGACGAACCTGCACACATACAGCGCTGACTTTTCAGGTGTATATTGGACTAAAACAAACACAACGCTTTCCAGCGGGACGGAGATCAACGGAATACCTACCACAACCTGCACAGCTACTAATACGAACTTTGCGCTTCTTACCGCAAACTACACGTTCAGCAGCGCAGGAACCTATACGCATTCCATTTTTGTTCGCCCCGGAACGGCAACTGTCTTTTGGGCAGATTTCCGGTTTTATACCGGCTCCACCTACGGAGATAATTTTGCATTTTTCGACACGGCAACTGAGACAGTTTCAGGAGCCGCTGCCGCAGGTTTGAAATGGCAAAAGGTCGGAAGCAACGAATACCGCATTTGGTTCACATCAACCATCGATGCCGGGGATTTGTCGGGACTGGTCAGATTTGGATACTGCGATGCAGCGGGTTCTTTCGCCGTAACCCTCGGCGCAACTGCCGACTTTGCCGGTGCCCAGCTTGAAGCAGGCTCCGTCCCGACATCCTACATCCCCACCACCGGCTCCACCGTCACCCGCGCGGCAGAGACGCTGAGTGTTGCGGGTGCGGATACCCCGGCGAACACCACGGCCATGTCGATCAGCATGAAGGGGCTGATGACGTATGCGGATGAAGGCGCGGCGGCGCAAGAAACCTTCCTGCGCTGGTATGCCGACGCGAACAACTTCATCACGCTGGACTTGGACACCGACAGCACCGCCACAGGTGAAGTGAACGCCAATCAATCGACGGCGGGGACGCTGGATACTGCCGTGGCG